AGATTAGTTGGCGTATCGCAGCAGGCGTTGGCCTAGTGATCTTAATAGCATCAACGATATAGCGTTTATGTGTAACCCGATCAACAGCGTAACAAACGACGGCTGTATCACCAACCATAGCGGGATCGAGACCACAAATAAAAGAAAAGCCATTAACATCACGCGGATGGCCTGGGTTACCAGGAACCAAGCGACCTGCTTTACGCATACCATCTATAGAACCTCGCACACATACCGGATCAAAGATGGCATCATCTGAGATATCTTGTTGTTGATACACCAAAGCCCAGGTACTTGCGTCCATAGCTTGACGTTCATTGTAAAGGTTGCGACCATTCCATCTAGGGTAGAGGCCGTCTTCGTTCTTGTCAGATTCCATCTGACCATCAAAGGGTGCATCGCTAGCAGGCCACAAAGTTTCCCATTTGTCGGGGTCTTCGTGCGTAGTCAGAAGCGCTGGCATAGCCAAGTACTTCCACGGGACCAGTCCACCAGGGTAGCGGTCTTCGTTACGCAGCTCGCGGTATAGGTCCATAGCTGAAACTCTAGTACCGATTACTACAAGTTTACCCGTAGGGTTAAGACGAGATCTAACGTCCTGGGTTAACCAGCGGATTTGCTTTTCAAACTCGTTAGCGTTCTTTAAGGTAACAGCGTCATCTACGATAATCATATCTGCACGCTTACCGTAGATCTGACCACCGATACCAATAGCCTCGATGTTTGGATCTTTTTCACTAGACTCACGTAGCTCAGAACCAAAGGTGACGCGGGTGGCTTGCCACGATGCGCTCTTGGAATTAAACCCTACGCCAGCAGCGTAAGCCTGTTGGAGTGATTCATACATTGGATGAGTCAGGCGTTGCTTGATGGCGTAGAGAAAGTCGGCAGCTAACTGCTGGGTCTGGGAAACAATCAAAACTCTAAAGTTGGGGTTACGTACTACCTGCCACGTTACGTAGTCCACCGTGATCGTAATTGACTTGGCGTGGTTGGGCGGAATGTTAATCAGGATTCTATTACTAGCCAGTCCTGGCTCATACTTCATAGAAGGGTGCATCCAACCAGGTTCGCGGCCCTCGATCATATCTACCAGGTTTTGCTGGTGTGGGAAAGTCTGGGAGTGCAGGAACTTCTGGCGGAACTCAGCAAAGGTTAAATCGTGAACATCACCGGAGGCAAAGGACTTGTCCTTAAGTCCTAGCCGTGTTCGGTCAACCTTGTCTGTAAAGACCTTATCGGTACGTCGGTAGTATTCGTAGGTCTTAATGGATTTACCAGCGGAGGCACAAGCCTGCTCGATGGTCATACCCTCTGCTACACAACCAAGGATGATTCTCTTGGCGATGTCGGCACTATTGTCAGCCACGTGATCTCCTAAAATTTATTGGGGACCGGCCGGAATCGGTTTATTTTTATACTAGGCGAGGAAGGTTTTATCTACCAGTAGATAGAGCTATCCCCACTAAAAGTACTGGGCAGTTCGGGCTTAACGCCCGAGCGAGCTACAGCGAAGTGAGGGGTAAGTTAGTGCTCGGCCTAGGGGCCTCGCTAGAGGCCAACCGCCTTCTGCTCAGGGCTTTTCCTATTAAAACCCCTTACTATATATAAGGCAGGAAATTTAAGCCATTTCTCGTTTTACGAATGTGAGTTGTATCACAGTATATATAACCGCAGGTCAGAGGCCAGATCAGCTTTCACTTTAGCAAATATTTTTTGTTGGGGAGTATATACCTCGGCGCGGTCGAAAGTTAAATGGGTGGGTGTCCGTTTCCGCCTGTCTGCCCTGCCCCCCCCCCACCCCCTGCCCTGCCTGTGGATAACCTGTGGATAACTGTTTATAGTTTTTTGCTGGGCTGGCTACCGCTTGGGCTACCCCTAACCCTTAACCCTTCACAATTAAATAACCAACCTGCCCGACCTGATGACCTGCCAACCCGAGCCGATTACTAGCCCGACCGACCCAAGGCAACCGGTGACCCAACCCAACCAAGGCAACCGACCCGACCCGACCTGACCTGTTGCAGCTTGTTGCAGCTCGTAACCCGAGCCGAACCAAGCCCCAAGCCCTGACCTATTTTGGATCTACACCCACCAAAACCCAGCTGAAATTGACCCCAAAACCGAACCCAGGAGAACCCACCAGGGCGAAATTTCCCCTGGAAAATTACCCTGGAAAATGTCCTCACTATGGGGGATAGTCGTGTACAATTTTCCCTATCGGTAGGCACAAGGTCACCGATACCGAACAGGGAGAAAATAAAAAATGGATACACAAGTAAAGTCACAAGCCCAAGCCGTTAACGAATTCCGAAATGCTTTAATCGAATTCGAATTAAATGGTTCAGTTGAGACAACATTAAAAACTAGCGTGTCACACTCACTACGCGATATTCAGTTGCGCGATTTCGCGTTAGGTATTACCGCAGAAAATCACACGCCCGAGCTTGTCCTCGCGTTTATTACTTACCTAAGCGACACAACAGTTACCGAGGAAATCGCGCCTATCCAATCGGTTCGCGCCTCTTTTCTTTACCGCCTAGGCAACATCACCGAGGCATACCTCGCACTAGATAAGGCAACCGAGGCGAACCCAAAATACGCGCTGACCTTGCTATTGCGTCGCGTTTTCGGTTCAGGTTGGCCAGCAGGTTCTTTTGAGGCTATGACCCGAGAACTACACCCAAAAGTGGTTGCAGGTATCCAAGAGTCAGAGTGTGAACTACTAATCGCTTAGCAGGTTCGCGCCCCGTAGTCGGTACGGGTTCGGGTTCGATTCCCGAGGGCGCACTAGGTCGGGGGAAATTCCTCCCGTCCGAGATTGGAGGAATACCCTTGCTTGATGATGCACTTATCCTGTTCGGTGTCCTTGGGTTTTGGGGTGTCATAGTCGGTTCTATTACCGCCGTATTGTGGCACTTAATGCACAAGGAATAGCGACCTACTCACACCCTGCAGCTTTTTTAGGTTGCAGGGTGTGGGTAGTTTTCTAATTGTGAGAGAGGGCGAGGGTTACTGTGGAAGGTAGCAATTATGGAAGAGGGGGAGGGCGAGGGAAAATGTGGGAGACGACAACAACTACGAAAGAGGGAGAAAACAAGGTGAGAAAAGCCAAGGCGTACACACGCTTGATAAACATAGAGACGAAAGAGGTAGTGGGCGAGGGTGAACTATCCCCTGCCTGTGTAAAGCGGTTAATAAAACTATATGCTCAATTCGGATACTACTTAGAGGCGGTCGCGTAATGACTAGTAATGAATACTATGCAAAATACTATGGCGATTTAGTTGGCGCCACTATCCTTTCATTCGATGGAATGAATGATGAGGAGGAATTTGGAGAGGGTTTCCCGACCTTTACAATTAAATTTAAGGACGGGGAAACAGGGAAAATCCAAATTAGTAGCGACCCCGAGGGCAACGGGGGCGGTTTCATATTCGGTCTAAATAGTGAGGTTAAATAATGGAAAATGTAGTCTGTGAAGATTGCGGGAACCTATTCCCATATGACCATTACGCGGTTAAAATATGCGTAAAGTGTGCAAAAGCTCGGATAGATAGATACTTTAGAGGGGCAACAAAATGAAAATTCAGCTGATAGCCGAAAAAGATAGCAACAATATCCTCGGAGGGTTTTGGCGTGTCCGAGCCTATGAGGGAGATAGCGACCTTGGGGAAAGGATATTCGCTGGCTATACAAAACGAGAGGCGATAGGATTGGCAAGGCAACTAGTTAACAATAGAGGGAGGCTCAACTAGTGGACAACAACTACACAATTTCGATTTCATTTTTGACAGATAAAGAATTAACAGATGAGGAAATCTCAATGCTAGTCCTGCAGCTTGTGGCACAGGTTGAGGAACCGGTGACAGGGGAGGGAGACAATGTGGAATATCAGACCAAGATTGTCGCAATTAAAACAGAACAGGAAGAAAGAAAATGAAAGATAAGTGGACTATCACCCTAGAGATAGAGACCTACGACGGCGATCCGCGCTGGTGGGATTGGAGTTTATTCTTTGGGGAAGAAGATGAGTGGAAGATAGTAAGTAGTGAATTCAACGGTAGAGTACTGAAAGAAGAGGGGGAAAGTAATGAGTGACTCAATTAGTTGGGGAGAGTTAGCAGAATTAACACACGCCACACAGGTAGAGAGATTTAATTTCTGCACCTGCGAGGTAGATGAATACCGACCTTATGACGATTGCCCAAAGGAGGAAGATAATGAATAAAGAATACCTGGAGGCTAAATTGCACCTATGCTTAAACCAAGCTGGGAAAGATTTACAAGAGGAAAATATAGACAACGCAATCAAGAACCTGCAAAGGGCGAACTCTGCTATGGCTCGCCTATTCGGATTAGAGGAGGACAATAATGAGTAAGCGAAAGATTACTATTGAGGTAGATGACCAATGGTTTGAAATACTAGGTCAGATTAGCAAGCATCAGGAAGGTTTCGTATGGATTGAGGTAGATGACAATGAATAATATTTATACCCTACACCCAACAAAAAGTGATCTAATTCTTTTTTATGAGGTTGTTGAACCTGATGGTTCTAACACTTGGGGCGGTTCTAGCTGCATAGATGCTATGCGCTGGCTATTCCTAGCACCGAAAGGATCACGCCTATTGATTAGTGCGTGGGATAGTGATGAGGAAGATGCCCACCTAGTGGGGCAAACAATTGATGTAACAGATCTAATCAACGTTGCAAGAGAGGTAGGCAGATGAAACAAGTAAGTGGAAAGCAATCTATCCACTATAGAAACTATAGAAGGGCAAGAGATCGTGCGCTAGTGCGCCTGTCTCACCTTTACCCAAACCTGTATAGAGATTTACTAGCGGAGGAGAAAGAACTAGATGAACAAGAAGGCACTATTTGGAGTCTTGTTGGTGACGGCAAGCTTAGTATTAGTACACGTACAAGGGCGAACGCCGTCCCAGATGTCGCAGGACGTACCGATTATGATAGAGAGAACGAAAGCAACAATGGAGGAGAAGCGTGAGAACAAGGCACTTGCAGTTAGTTTCCTCAGAGCACTTGGTTACAACGCACAACAGAGAGAGTGTGCGGTCACACTTTGGACCCGTGAATCCCGCTTCGACCACCTTGCTCGCCCAAGAGACTCTTCGGGCAAACCAATTAGCTCAGCTTTCGGAATTGCTCAACTCCTTAGAGAGCGTAGTGGACAACCTGAACTTCAAATCCTTCACGCTATACGATACGTTGAACACCGCTATGGAGGCAGTTTCTGCAGCTCTCTCCGACATTCAGATCGCAGAGGCTGGTACTGATGCTAACGGGAGTTAGCCTCTTTGCTGGTATTGGAGGCTTTGATCTTGCTATGCAACGCCAAGGCGTAAAGGTCGTTGCCAATGTGGAGATAGATGCCAAGTGCAGAGATGTACTGGCACAACATTTTCCTGACGCAAAACAATTTACAGATGTAACTACAGTAACGGGAAAGGATCTAATAGATGCAGGATTTAATCCAAGCAGAGGAATTATTACGGGAGGATTTCCCTGCCAAGACCTCAGCGTTGCTGGCAAGAGGGCTGGCCTTGCTGGGCAAAGAAGCGGGTTATTCTGGGAGATTGCAAGACTTGTGGAACAAACGCAAAGCGAATACTTCATCATCGAAAATGTCCCTGGTTTGCTATCCAGTAACAAAGGAAGAGATTTTGGAGTCGTCATCGGGACTATGGCCGACCTCGGGTATTCTCTCAGCTGGCGTGTGCTTGATGCTCAACACTTCGGAATACCCCAGCGAAGGCGCCGAGTATTCATTGTTGGAAAGCGTGGTGAAGACTCAACCGAACCAGCAGAAATACTATTTAACAGCCAAAGCTGCAGAGGGAGTGCTTCGTAGAAGCCCATCATTACCCGAGAAACTGCGCCAAGCTTTTGAAAATGTGGTTGCTAATAAAACGCAAGATGAAGATGTATCAGATCGCACCCTGTTGTTCGAGGCTACAAGGGTAAGCGATACACGTTTCTATGATAAGTACTCACCAACTGTGGCTACTTACTGGGGAACTGGTGGGGCAAGAGTGCCTTATGTAGTCAATAAGCAAGAGCCAATACGTAGGCTTACCCCTGTTGAGTGTGAGAGGTTGCAAGGTTTTCCTGATAACTGGACTGAACAATCATCTGACTCGACACGCTACCGCCAGGTCGGCAACGCTATTTCAGTACCAGTAGTAGAGTGGATAGTAGAAGGTATCCGAGCTGCTGATTAAGGTGATACAATGGATGAGATCTGCGACGAGTGTGGCAATGACACCGTCGCGGAAGGTCAAAGCAAATGCTTAGAATGTTTAGAAGCTATGCTTTGATTTACCCTCCAGTGGAGTAAAAGCCTTTACCCTTGAAGGTGACACCAGGTGAGTCCCATTTACGCACCATAGTTATGTGGCAATCAAAGCAAGAAGGGTCGCGTGGTTCTTCGTGGATACTGCGTTCAATGGTTAGCACTGCATTACAATCAGGGCAGCGGTAGTCGTATTGCATTTATTCTTTCCAACCAACATAACTGTAAAGAATAATCTCAGTGAACTTACGATCTATCTCAAACTGTTCAATGGCTTTTTCATATGTCATAACTGTACCGCTTCCTCTATTGGTAGGTATCCTACCAGCTTGTCAACTTTTTCAATACGATCAAACTCTGTAGTCGCTGGCATCTGATGGTTAAACCACACTGGTTCTGGTAAATCCATCAGATCAAATGAGAAGATACCCTGCGGAGTGGAGTTGATGTAGTAAGGAATAAGTTCACGCTCTGCAGCTTGGGTAATCAACTTACGATACTTCATCTCTTCAATCAGCAAAGTGTTGTAGTGAACAGCCCTACACTTCAACTCTATGTAGTGTCCTGCTTGCTTGGAGATACAGTCATAGGCATCGAAGATGCCCTCACTCTTTACTAGATCAGGATACAAACTCTCACGCAAGAAGGTAAATAGTAACTCTTCGTTCAAGATAATCTACTCTCTGCAATTTGACAATACTCCTGGCTTATTTCACTACCTATGTAGGCACGACCAAGCGAACGTGCCGCCAAAGCTGTTGTGCCTGACCCAATAAATGGATCGTAAACTATGTCACCTTCATTGCTCCACGATTTTATGTGGTCTGCAATTAAAGACTCAGGGAATACAGCTGGGTGGTCAGTATCGTTTTTAGCAACAGCACATTCCCAGATGTTATCTTTGTATCGCTCATCATTGATGTTAAATGTTTTCTTGGTTCTAACCTTGCCCTTAGTTTTTACTTTGGCAGTGTAATCATAAAGTTCACCTGCTCTTTTATTAGATTGCATCAAAGGGTTAAAAGTTTTAGGTTGTCCTTTGGACAGCACAAACATATACTCAAAGACATCAAAGTAACGCTTGCTTCTAAACTTTGGCATAGGGTTACTCTTACGCCAGATCATAGTATCGTGCAGATTAAACCCTGCTTCTTTGAATCCTAAAGCTTGGCGGAAAGATGTACCAGACTCACTACCTTTAGTTGTAGAGTCACCTATTATCCATACAACTACACCACCCTGCTTGGTTACTCTATACAGTTCAGAAGCAACTGAATCAAAGTTAAATGAGTATCCGTTATACACTCTTAGGCCATCATAAGGTGGAGATGTAACTGTTAGGTCTATGAAGTTATCTTGCATACCTTTCATAGTGTCTAAACAGTTTTCATTGTAGATACTGTTCATTGCCAGGGGCTAACCCCGCCTAAATTATCTTGCAGTCTACGCAATGATTGAGCACACCTGCGATCTGCAGTAGAGATGGCACACTCTAATACCTGTGCTATCTGTTGCAGGGTAAAGCTCTCGTGATGGCGCATACGCAAGATAGCCTGGTCCTCTTGGTCTAGTTTAAGAAAGCCATTCTTGATGTCTATTAGGTTAGCAAGTAGGTTGCCACCTTCTGCTGGAGATGATGAACCTTTAGGTTGCCCATCTCTAATCATCTCTTGTGCTTGCTCTAATACTGTGCCATCTATGACTGATGCAATAACAAAGGGTAGCAACTGACCAAGCGTAGCTGACTCGTAGTAGGCTTCATCATTAGTCTGATAGCCAGACTTAGCAGCTTTCTCTTTACGTGCGTATCGCTCTGCTACACGTCTCATCTGCCAGGCAATGCGTTGCTCGTTGTGCTTGCGTCTTTCCTCAACAGGTTCCATTAGATCAATAACGTGATCTTCTGCCCTAGTCATAGACCAAGCAATCAGTTCCTGCTTTACATCATCCTTTTCTACGTAGGCTTTATATCTACGATGGATAGTGTTAGCGACGCTAGGCACTAGGTCATAAATTACTGGGTGCAGCTCAGTCACGAGGCCACTTACCATCTAAGACCATCAGTGCGATAGCACTGTAGTTCAGTAGATCAATGAAGCTATCTCTTAGTGACTCGTTTTCTGGTGTTGCACCGCTATCAATTAAGTGATTGATGCGTGCAGTCTTGTCGTGCATACGCACACGCAAACCATTGAGCGGTCCACCTGGAGATAGACTAATGTTAGTTGGGCCGTAGTCCTTGTGCTTCTTGATGAGCAGGTTACCTGCACCATCTAAGACTTCCCAGACATCAGTAACAAACTTCACGTGGTCAAAGTCTATCGAGTCGGTATCGGTCTTATTGTTATCATTTCGCTTTGCGTATCCACGGAAAGGATCTGGAAGCCCATATGCTGCAAAGTCTGTAGCATCGTGTCCCACTCGCTTCTTGTCATCGTCATACATTCGACTCCCCTATCAGTAACTTTCTCGTAGCATCAATTCCATTAGCCAAGTAGTAATCATTGATGTCCATACCTGGTGGTAGTGTAACAATCTGTGAGTTCATTACCTCGTTAGCCACACGCTTAGCAAACTCTGCACCAGGGTTAGAACCATCCTCTTTAACATCGTTGTCTCCGACAACATAAATAGTTTCGTACCCCGCAAATAGTTTTGGAAAGTGTGGCTTCCACGCAGCTACACCAGGTACACCAACTGCTGGGATACCAAGCTCACCGCTAGTAACTATCGCATCTAGTTCACCTTCACATACAACGATGTAAGGTGAGTCAACAGTGATGTCACATACGTTATACAGGTGTGCCTTTTGCCCAGTAGGTGAACCATACTTAGGCTTGGCATCATCTAATCTACGAAACTTAAAGCCAACACAACCACCGGAAGCTGTGATGTATGGGATAGATAGCCACCCTTCATACATCTCGTGACCATTAATTGGATTAGTAATAGTTCCCAGCTGAAACAGTCCAGCAGTTTCTTCAGAGATCCCACGTCCTTCG